GTCCTTCCAAGTATTACCCTTCACCGATTGCTCGGCTAGCCTCCTGGCGTCTCTGGCTCGCTCCGCCGCTCTAATGTCTCCACCTAGTTCTCGGATCGTCCTTGCTCACCTCTGGCTTTTGATACTTGATACTTCTTCGGGGACCCGCAAACTTCCAACTCTTTGGTAGTTTGTGCGGACACAATCCGTCAATCCCATGATGCGCCCGCCCTTGATTGCAATTGTAACAAAGAATCTGATACTTGGTTGGGTCATACGATTTGATGGCCCGTCGGAATTCTCGTAGACCACCACCGCGCTCCGCGCGTTCTTTATAGCCATCTCCATTGATGTGATCCAAGGTCAAGAAAGAAGCATTATCCTCGCCGCAACATGCGCACTTCCAACCGTAGATGTCAAGGAGATCTCTTCGTATTGAGACGACATATTCCTTCATGTGTTTGTCGCGTTTCGCCCTGTTTTCGGGGCGGCTATTGAATTCCTTCATGTAGGTTTTTCTATCTTCGTCGTTCATTCAACCCGTCCTTATCTTTTGCTTCTCGCCACTCACGTTTCTTGGGTACATGAGCCTCACAATAAAACCGCCCGTAAAATTCGTGATGCGCCTCGACGCCGCAGCCGACGCACGGACACCAATGCAACTCATTCATGCCTCACCGACCGCCATATCTCCGCAGCGCAGAGGGAGCAAACGGCAAATCCTTCCTTCACGCGGTCGTTCTTCTCGCCGCAGAGCGTGCATTTGCCCTTACGTTTCATGACCACGCGCCACATCTGACCGAGAGCGGAACGGTCCTTGCACATCCCGCGATACCATTGAGTTGATGATACCTTCGTTTCGTCGGTGTTCATGTGCCCACCGGCTTCTCTTGTTCGCCGTTGGTCGGCGCAACCTGTTCCTCAACGGCCATCTCCCGGCTTGGCAGCAGGATCTCCTCCAACTGCTCCCCATAGATTATCGCCCTCTCGAACTCGTTCAGCTTCAACTTGAGCGGCTTGAGCTTGACGCCTTCCGCGACCAAGGCCTCTGCCAATTCGTCGGGGATGAGTGTGTGAAGTTCGCGGTCGCGCTCGGTCATTTCGCACGCTCCTTCTTACCTTTTCTCAGACGGAAAACGGCACAGTCGTAAGCTATGGCGCACGCCAACATGGCGATGACGACGACACCCTCGTCAGTCATGCCTTTCGCCTCACCCGATAGGTCGGCAGATAGTTCCCCCCGCCACGCTGCCCAACATCCTTCACGCGCCGCTCGCCCACTCTTTCATATTTTGAACTATCGCGGATGACACGGCTGACGCTCTGAGCGGATTCCACTAGGTTGTGATTGTAGAACTTCCTCATCGCGAACGCCAACTCTGCGGCGGTGAATTCCTGGCGCATCGACCTGGCGGTTATCAAAACGCGCCTTCGCATCGCGTCGCGCATCATGGCAACCTCACCTCGATGGATGCCATCAATACCTCGATGCTGTCGGTCTGTTTGACGGCTATGATTATCAATTCGTGATTGGCTGGACTAGCAAATTGTGATTGCTTCTTGAGGATAGATTCAGATGTTGGGTTCGTCTCGATTTCGATTATGTAGTCAGTGTAACCGCGAGTCGCCTGCCCTCTTTCACTGGTGCGCCGCCAAGGGACTCTGACATAAACGTCTGGGATTCCCGGATAGATGGCCTTGTCCTGCAGTGGCTTCTTGTTGAGGAATGTATATCCTAGTTCCAGGCAGGCACGCTCTGTGAGGTAGATTGCTAGGTCGTGGAGGTGGTCGCCATGAAGTTGATGGATTATCGTCTGCGCCAAATCAATGCCTCCAAATCAAAAGGACCGCGACCACAAGGCCGCCGATGAAGTAAACAAGGACCGCAATCGCCGAGAGATAGTAATCCCTGAGCAGTTGCTTCTCGAAGGTCCTCGGCTCTTTCATGCCGAGCGCCTCCGCTGTTCTGCATGGTGGCGTTCTATGCGTTCCGCTTGGTCCCTGAACGCTTGGCCAGATGATGAGGGATACCTTATTCTGCTAACCTTTCGCTGACTTGCTGGCTCGACCGGGAGGGACATAGTTTCGCTTGCGCCGAGAGCATATCCTCCATCTGCACGCCGATGTAGGCTTTGAACGTCATATCGACCGATTCGTGCCCCATCAATCGCGCTATCGTCTCTATCGGAGTGCCCGCCCGCCAATGCCTGTTGCCGAACGTCCTTCTTAGATCGTGCGGCGCGAAGCGGACTCCGGACGATTCGGATATCTGCTTGAGCTTCCGATACATCTGCAGCTTGCGGTAGGGGAACAAGCGGGTCGCACCCTCTCGCCCTTCTAGATGCTTCGCAAGCGGCGCTATCGTGTAGGAGTTGAGCGCAAGAGGCCGCATCTTCCCGCCGCCCCTTCCCTTGCTCAGGATCATCGAGAGCTGACAGTTCATCAGTTCCTTGGCGTTCTGCACCGTGAGCCGTTCCATGTCTATCAGGCGGCAGCCGTTGTCCACGGCGAGCGAATAGAGCAGCTCGTGATCGTTCGACAATCTTCTCGATGCCAGTCTTAGTTGCTCCACCGTCCCTTCCGGCAGGAATACGCCGTCCACCTTGGCCTGCGCCTTCGCCGAGATGGTCCAACGCATCGCATCCCGGTTGCCCGACCAACGGAGGAATGTCCTTATCACCGAGCAATATATCGCCCTGGTGTTGCTCGACCGCTTCATCGTGGCCTCCAGTCGGTGCATCTCTGCCAGATCCACCTTGGATGGGCTCGGCCACTCCAACAGTTCCCCGGCCAGGTCCAGCGCCTGCATGTAATGCGCCCTCGTCATCGCGCTGATGTGTGCCTTCTCTTTCAAGTATTCCCTCATCTGCCTGTGCCAAGCGTCCTTGCGCCTGTATGGCATTGGATAGCCTCATTCCTTGTGGATATTTTAGTGCTTGCATGGCACGACCGACCCATCCGCGTTGATGAAATGGTCGCATACCTTACAGAGGTAGAAGTGCGCCCCCGTTCTTTGGCTCTGGGCCTTAGGGACCGTCCCGTGGCACTTCGGGCACTGCTTGCTCTCCGGCAGGCTCGGCTTCGTCTCGGACGGTGGTATTGGCTTCTTTTCATCCGCCTTACCTAGTTTGTCCGCAGGCACGAACCCCTCTGGACTAGATGGATCGCTCGCCCGGGGGTTGATCTGCTCCTTGCATGCCTCGATATAAATCGTGTCCGTGGCAGCTACGCGGCGTTCTTCGTCCTTTATGCACTCGAACTCAACATATATCTCGCGCCAATACTGGCAGTTCTTAATGCGCCATTCATCAGCTTTCATTCTCTAATCGCCCCCTTTGATGATCGGGAGCGGACGCCAGGGATTAGGATGGGAGAAGGTCTGAACAAGAGGTGGCGAAACCATGCACGAATAACCTTCGGGCGTCCGCAGATGCTGGGCTGGAGAGTGTGCATCCCAATCGGTCCCTTCTCTTGCGCTAGCATCTGTAGGGTGATTGTCTAGTTATATATATAATGATTATGGTTGTAATGAAAGCGAGCGGGCGGTCGTGCTAGTATTGTAATCACCATTCTGGGTGTTTTGTATGCAACATATATATACAAGTATATCAGAGTGCTATGTGGGATGGGCGAGAGGCGAAGGGATGACGGGAGGAACAGAGGCTAAGAGGAAGCCGGACAGAGGACTTCAACTCAATTTCAGGCAGACGGTTGAAGAACGGACGGCGATGCTGGATGCCATTCAACTATCGGATGGGTTATATCATGGTCTGACGGATTTTGCTCGTGGCGCAATCAGGCGCGAGATCGAGCGCATCAGATACGATGCTTATCGCCAACAGCGCGTTTCCTATGACGATGGAAAAGAGGGGCGAGCTTGATGCGAGAGAACTCACCAAGTAGTTTGCTGACTTCGTTTACTATCGAATCATCTACCATGCGGTCCGTTTCCAGGATCACACGAAAGAGTCCTGCGGGTCTGTCTGGCATTTATATACCTCTTCATAGACAAGCAATACCGCGTCTCATTATTAAGGTTATTACAGAAGGTGTCCGAAAGTGAGGTTCTATCAAAGCCGGGGTTTGTGGGGCTTAGTCCCGCGTGAGTGGATAATGCACAATCTGCCGGTCTGCCCATTCTGCAAACAATATACCACATGGCGCGTCGGTTGCCAGTATCGGCCTTGGGCTAGGTATCATTTCAGATGCTCTGGGTGCGCGGCGACGGTTTCCATCCCGGTAGCCATAACGGGCTTGGTCAAAGGCTCAGTGATCCGCCTAGAATCCCTTGGTCGGTCTGATGCACCCGGCAGAATCGGCGGAGAATATCAACTCGCGGAACTGGCGCGGATGGCTAGGAGAGGTTGACCTCACTCCCATTTCAGATTCCAGGTGTAGGTTATGGTCATGGCCGCCGTCTTTGCCACGAGCGTGTGCGTCGCTCTGGCATACATCGTCCCAGAAGTGAACGCGGTGAAGAGTCCACATTCGGTAAGGTCCTCCCCGTTAGCATCACCCGTTCCGAGTATGTGGATTACTTGGAGTTGTTGAGGTGTCTCAATCAGAGATAAGATGGCGAAACGATAAGTGCTTGTACCTGTCAGGTTTGTCTGAGCTAGAGCTGGGGCGGTCGTCCCATTCCCCACGCCAAAATGCGTGAGTCCCGTGACCGCGTCCCCGTAGAGGAAATCTCGGAGGAGGTCCTTGCCCGCATTGACGACGAGGTTGTGCTCACGGATTGTCCGGATTACTTTTCCCGTCTGTGCGTCTTTGACCTCTATCTTGACGTTGTCGCTCGGTCGGACCTTATCTATTCCCTTCATATGTATTCCACCACTAACTTCGGCCGCTTCGCCGCATCGGCATCCTCTCGGCTGCAATAGGCGGGCCGATATGATGCCCATATATCCCAAGCGTCCTCGTCCGCCTTGAGCAGCACACCATAATTCGCCCCGCCTGCGGCCCACCCCTGCATCAACGAGGTGATGTCCCATTCGACGGAGGTCAGATTTTGCGCGTGTTGAACGTCCGTCACGCTGGGATTGTATGATGGCATGGAGTTCCATGTGACGCCCGTCTCGCTCCAATCATCATCGACGCGATGAACCTCAATATCCATCACGTTGTCTGCGGTGGGCGGGTATTCGCCCCAATATGGATAGCGACATAGGACCAGTTTTGCTGATGTTATGGTCTTGCCAAGCAACACCGAAATGTCAAATTTGACCAGCGAGTATGTGGCGTCCGACGCATCGTGATAGGCCACAAAAACGATCGCCATATAAGAGAAGTTCGCGTTCGGTGAGGACTGATTGACGTACACATCCGCCGATGCTTCAAAGGACATACTAGGGACCACCGCGAGGACATCTGTGGCAATCGCCTGGCCGATCATCATCACGCCATATTCGTTCCCGATGTGGGTCACGTTGGCGGACGTGCCCCTGGCCCCGAGCATGCGGAAGAAACTCGACCACCCACCCCGGGGTTCGCCATTTATCGCCGTGATGGTATAGCGCATGAACTTTGAATCGACATCGTTGCCCTTGACCTTCGTTATCAGATATTGCCCGTCGATGTCGTGGCTTGTGATATCGATGTCTATGCATTGCCCAGCCCGCAGACCATCCGAATCCGTCTCGAAGGTCACTTCCACGGGCATCAGGCCGTAACGTCGCACGAGGGCACTTGCGCGTTCGATGGTGAGGTCCTTGCCGATCAATTCCGAATCCTGTTCGACCGCCTCATAATAGCCACTGCCGCCTTCGATGCCTTCTCTCAGGGTCACCTCCTCCCCATTCTGAACGCGGGTCACAATGTCCATCATGCCCTCATAGGTGACGGCCAATACTTCAATGGCAGAGAGTGGCGTCCCGCCGTCGTCCTGAGATATGATATTCGAGTCATAGGCCCAATACCAATCCTTTCCAGTATCCACACCCAATAACCCCACGTCCAAATCCGCGCCGCCGTCGATCGTGATGTGTGTGGGCTTATAGGCTACGGGATACGCGAGGGCGAACGTCATGGCCGCCCCGTCCCCAAGGAATGTCTCGATCCTCGAACCCGTCAATCCCCGGGCGTCGGTTATCCACTGGATGTTGCGATAGTTCTGCCTGTGATACTTGACATACATCTTGCGGTAATTATCTGAACTGTCGCTGAGGTAGAGGGGGGCCGGGTTCGCGGTGCGGTTGAAGAAATGAACGTCTTTATCGTGGTCAATGTACCAAGAATGGCCAGACAGGTCACAGAGGGATTCCATCACATCGGACGCCTTCATGTAATTTATCCCGAGGTCTGCGATCGTGCAGCCATCGAGCGTATTGGTGTGAGTGAATCCCTCGCTCGGCATGAAATCGTCGATCATGTGCTGGATTATCTCGCCACACGTGTGAGCGAGATAGTTGCCATAGATGATGTGCCGGTCGAATATCTCCTCGTAACCTATAGCGACCACACTGAAGCGGAGGCAGTCGTTATCTCCGTCCTCTTTCTTCTCGGTCACTTCGTCTATCGTGCCGCCGAAGATGGTCGTTCCTGACTTTTCCAGTTGAACGTCCTGCCCTACTGCTGGCCTATATGCCCCAGCAGGGTCGGTCATGTTGAAACTGATAGTATTCTTGACGCGCAGCTCATCGTGCCACTGCAACGAGTTCGCGTCCAAGAGCGAGGTCTTGTCATCCACGCCGATCGTGAGCGTCAGCATTAGATGTTCATCCCCGTCCTTCTGCGGATCTCCCGGACCACCTTCTCCACTATGAGGTCGTCATCTAATGTCTGTTGAACTTGGACCGTGACGTAATTGTTGTTGATTACTTTCGCACCGGATTTGTATGCCTTCGTCTCCTCGGGACTAAGGATTAGTTCCGTGCCGGATTCTCCCGCCATCAAGAGGGTCGGCTTGGTTACTTCCATGCCTCCGGCGGCTGCAGGAATCTCAGTTGATGTCGCTGCGGGGGCATTATATGTATATCCCTCAGGAACATTGGTCCATTGGCCATTCGCACCCTTCCAGAAGCCGAGGCGGATCATCATATCCTCTTCCGACTCGTTCGGCATACGAACGAACGATACTTCTTCGGGTTGCTCGAACGCCCCCCTCCTCTGTTGTGCCTCCGCTGCCTCGCGGCTGTATCGCATCTGTTCTTCTTTGTCCCTTTTCGCTTGTTCCCGGGTATTCTTCTGCATCTCTTCGCCAGCAGCATACACTAATGCTCCGGTTGCGATTATGACGCCCGCGATGATGGGGATGGCCGAACCCATCGTCGCGATCGCCCAAGCAGCGGCAGCAGATCCCGCCATCAACCAGAATGCGGCAGTCAGGCCCGCGAGTGCCGCAGTTATGATGGTGAATGCTATCTGCACATCATCGGACATCGAAGAAATAGCTATCCATCCCGCGATCACCGCGCCCAATGCAGATGCTCCAGCAAGAAGCGTCATGTTCCTTTTGAGAGAGACCACCGACCCTTCGATGTTGCCGAACGCACGCACGACGGCGGGGGCCATATCCTTCATGCCCTTCCACGCGGTCACGAGGCTGGCCACCATTGTTATGCCAGTAGGGATTATCATTAGATAGGCGCGCGTCTCCGTGTCGTTCAGATTCTTCTGAGCCAGGTCAGCCGCATCAAGGGCGTTCGTGTGTCGCTCCTCCGCCAATCTAATAGTATCCAGCGAATCCTTGGCATCCTTCGTCGCATCATTGCGTTTCTCGGTTGCCGTGGTGACGGCCTCACACGCACCCTCATAATCATTAAGGGCCTTGGTCGCCTCCTTGCTGTCCTCACCGTATTTCGCGATGGCTTCAGAAGCGGCCGTTTCCAATTCATTTACCTTTGCGGTCGCATCGGCAATATCTAGATTGGCGTCCGTTTCTTTTTTCAGGGCATCTACACGCGCATCCTGTGCCTTCTTTATGTTATTCTCGGTGGATTCTACAAGAGTGCCTGCTTTTTGGAGGCGATACTGGGCCTTCTCCAGCGCATCGAACGCCTGATAGAGGCCAAATGCCGCCGTAGCTACGCCCGAGAATCCTACTAATAGCTCCTTGGATGCGGTGGTTAGCGACGCTTGAGCCTTCTCCGCCTTCTGCGCCCCGGATACTATCGCCCCAGATGTGTTATCCGCTTCACCGGCCACCTTCTTGAATACTGCGGATGCCTTATCGTCGGCACTAAGAACATAGACGATCTCGCGCTCGGCCATTACTTCGTCTCCTTAAAGGCTTTCTGCGTCTCCTCGGATTCGTTCTTCAGGCCCATGAGCATGAACATATATTCCCCTACCGGTAGCGACTTCACCTCGTCGTATGTGAGGTGGAACTCGTGCATCAAGGCCCAGATGTTTCGAGCTTCGCCTGTTCGGCTTCCTTCCTCAAGTCCCGAAAATCCAGGTGCTGATGCGTCAATGCGGCCAGCGCGACCATCTTGTCCACGCCCATCCTCTTGAGGTCGTCCATCGTCGCGGATGGATCGACCTTGCTCAGCATCTTCCATGTTTCCAGGAGGACGAGTTCCCCGCCGTCCTTCTCGTGAAGCCGCTTCAGCTCGTCGTTGTCGTATTGGGTGAGCGTCTTGATGCGGATGGTCCCTAGTTCCTTATCTTCTATCACTATTATCTCGTCGGCCTTCTTGATGAAGTCGGCCAGTTTGAAGTCGCTCATTTCGTAGTCCTCACGGAACTGTTCTTATCAATGGTCCGCTGCCCCTTATCCTGATGATCACTGCCGCGACGTCGCCCACGTTCCCGGATATGGATGGGTATGTTTCCAGCACGCCCGTTCCATCATAGGATGGGTTCGTCGCGCTCATTACGGCGCTCGTGGCCCTGACCTTGAACACGAATGGATCGGCCCCTACCAACGGGAACAATACCTCATCCACTAGAGCGGCATCGAAGTCCTGGTTGAACTCCACCTCTGCGTCCCAGTCGGCGAATCCCGCCAATCTCGTCTTTGCCGTTGCCCCGCTCGCGGTCGTTTCCTTTATGTCCGCCCCGCAATTCAGTTTTACACTTCGGACGTATGCGCTCAGGTTCTCCGTGGTGATGGTTACCGTCGGTGTGGTCAGCACGAATATAGCCATTACGTCACCTGTGACAGCGCCCCAGTTCCCCTTACCCTTACGGTGGTCACGGCCAGGTCCCCGACATTGCCGGAGATGGGGTTGTATGATTCCAGGACCGCATTCCCTTCATACGATGGGTTGGTCGCGCTTACGCCAGCACTCGTGGCCCTTACCTTGACGGCGAACGGCGCGGCCCCTACCAGGGCGAACACCGTCGCATCTACCATCGTCGCCGCAAAGTCCTGGTTGAACTCTATCTCCATGTCCCAGTCGATGAAGCCCGCCAGCCTTGTCTTGGCCGCCGCCCCGCTTGCCGTGGTCTCCTTGATGTCCGCGCCATAATTTATCTTGACGCTCCTGACATACGCGCTCAGGTCCTTGGCTACGAGCATCACCTGAGGGCTTTTCAATACGAATATTGCCATGCTTTTGTCCTCCTACAATATACCGACGACCCCATGTAACGTGAAATGGGGCGATGTTCCTCCGATGGTCCAATACAGGCGCCAGTAGGTCTCGGTATAAGGCCCCACTATCGTCTTATATTGACTCCCGATTCCGGTCAGTTGGTCAAACGAGAATACATCAGTGGGGCTTCCGAACCCGACCGTGTCGCATTGGACCTTGACCGTGCATGTGGGGTTCGTCCCCGTTACGGCGGTGCAGTGGATGGCGGCATATACTGTCTGTGTACCCGTTACCGCACCCAGCACCCTCTCCGTTCCGGGGCCGGTGGCCGATTTATCCCCCTCGGCGAGGACCAAGCCCCTGACGAATGGCCCCGCGCCCCTGCATTCCACCGTGAACCTGACCAGGTCGCCGACCGTGTAACCTCTGTCGAACTTCGGTATCAGGGCGTTCATAAAGAACGCTCTCTCCCCATCCGCGCCCGTGGTGGGGCATACCGTTACTGGAACTGCCGCCCCGCCTACGCGATCGGGCAGATAGTCCCCTATGGTCGCGGCCGCATCATCCTCTAGGTATCCCTCGCCCTCTATCAGGCCGTCGGTCATGCCCGGTATCCTCGTCTTATAGGTCGCACCGCTGGCCGTAGTTTCCAACATATTGATGTCTACGCTAGCCTTGACGCGGTTCTCGAAACCGGAGAGGTCATAGCTCCCCACATAATGCTTACAATTTTTCAGAACGTATACTGCCATTCTCAGCCGTCACCTCCCCGTATTCTAGTATCATGCCGCACTTCTTGCAGATGCTCTTCGTTCCCCCGGCGGTCGTGGCATCCAGCCATTCGTGCCTGCATCCGATGGCTTTATCTTCCTCGGGGAATTGAGATATGCCGTCTAGTTCGGCCTCGATCGCCTTGAGGTTCGCCATTACCGCCGCAAGTTGCGCTTTGATGAGTTGGACCGTTTCCATCTACTCCCTCGCTTTGATGACCTTGAAATTGATGACATATGAGATCCGGTTGTTCTTGTCCCGGCCCAGGCACTCGGGCGCGTGGTTCGCCTTGATGAATAGATATCTACGAGAGTTGAGCGTCAGTTCCGATGCGCCATGAAGTGTCGTGTAGACCGTATTGGCGTTCGCCTTGGCGGTCGCCCGCGTGGGTGCGCGTATGATGACTTGAAGTGTGGGGGACTCGATGCTAGCTACCAGGTCGGGGCTCTCTCCGCCTGCCGCAGTAAGCGCGATGCAATCGTCCGGCGTCTCGGGCATGATGTCTTGAGTTATGTTGGTCCCTACCGTGCGGGTCATGGCGGTGGCGAGATAGTCGGCTATGTCATCGACCATCATTTGACCACCTTCTTCATTTCCGCCTCGAACTCATTGAGCATGTCTTCCTTGCCCGCGTTCACGGCATCCTCTAGGAATTTCGCCTTTGTCGGTGGGTTGTGATAGGCGTTCATGTTCTCGTGAACGTAGATGGCGTAGTCCGTGTAGTAACCGAGCGACACCGCGATGCCCCCACGCGCGGGGACGCTCACGGCCCCGCTCGCTCGAAGGATGCCCGTATCCACCGGACACCACTTTTTCGATTGGTTCATCATCTTTGAACCGCCCGTCCACAGTGCCCTCCGCGCCGCCTCGGGGATGTTACCGGCTATCTCCCTCAAGGACCGGACCAATTCCTCCCTTCCTTTGACGGTGATGGAATACTCGCTCATGTGTAGATCCTCTTAGCGAATGCCGCACCCGCTGCGTCATAGACCGTCTCGATGCTGAGTATTAGAGGAATTGTCCCATCCGGCATGGTTATCTTGTCTTTCAGTGTAACCGTCGTCGCGCCGTCCACGAGTATCTGAGCGACGGATACCTTCTCCAATCCCGCCGCGTCCCTTATCATCTGGACCTTGCTCGTTATCATGCAAGCGGTCGTTACGCCCGTGCCCCAGGTCGGCTCGCTGTCCTCACCATAGCTCGCGTAAGGCGCTAGTGTGATGCTTTCTTTGAGCCACGTTTTGGTGCCGGTGCGCATTCAGTTGGTCCCCCATCGGTTGCCTGTGATGTAGTTCAATATCGCGTCACTCCGTCCGACCGAACGTGATGTGGGTTCGTGGAGAACTTCGTAATGAACCCTCCGTTGGTCGTATAACTTCTCGGGCGATTCGTGCGTTAATGTGAAGGCGAGGGGATTGATGCGGGCGCACATGACCAGTTCGTTCGATACCGTCGCATTCGCCGCCAGCCTCAGGTCCGATGAACCCGTCGTGATGAGGTCGTATATCTTATGTCCTGCCGCCAATTTGAGAGTCTTCGCCAATCCGGTCATTATCCATCGCGCGGTACTCGGCGTGTAGGTTCCCGCGCTCAGATCGACCGAACCACTTGTTTTTATTTGTGTTATGTTCGCTTCTGTCAGTGTGCCGTCCGCACTTACGGTTATGTCGCCGGAATCTATCGTTGCGCCCGTCACGCTCGATAAGATGATACCCCTGGTCGAATCCACGATAGTAGATGACGCCACACCACATCCTGCGAGATTAAGCGTTATAGTATTGGCCGCATGAGCCGAGGATACGGTAAGAGTAGAATCGAAGGAAGCATTAGTGCCTAATGAGCACGTCCTGCTAGCCGCGGCCGCCGCATTGAGGCTCAAGGTCGCTGGGCAGGTTACTGTCCCCGGTATCCAAGTGAACGCCGCGTCATGCAACTCGAATACTACGCTTCCCGTGCCTGCGCCCGCGATCGTTCCCGCGTGTGAATAGGTATATCCTGAATAGAGCAGGACCGTTAGGACTTTGGTTGTAGCCACCGTTATCGTCGTATTTGCGGCGGTGGTCAATCCGTTGGTAGAACACGACGCGGCGATGGATATGGCCGGACTTCCCGCCCCTACCGCGAACGTGCCTTGTGCCTGTGCCAGATCCCATGTGCAAGCACCGGCGTGAGCCGAGTTGAATATGATATTATCCCCCGCACCTGGAGCGGACGCTGGATTCCACGCACCAGCGGTGCTGGCCGAATCAGCCGCATCACTCACCCAGGTGTGGTCCACCATCTATCTCACCCAATGCTGGTAACGTATGCGTTGACTGCTGTCGCGTCCTTCGCCGCGTCCCCATTCACCACGCTCAACAGCCTGAGATACTTGTATCCAGTTACCAGGAACTGTTGATTTCTCTTCGTTATCGTGTTCGATGTCATCACGATGGTGCTAGGGAAGCTCGGGACCGTTGGCTCTGCCGTCGTTGTATTGTATAGTATCCAGTTGAACGTGACCGTGCCACTGGCCGCCGCTTCGCCCGTCACCTTCATCAATATGTCAACGTAATCCGATCCTTCGACGTACAGCACGTTCGCTTCCGTCACCGTCGTCGGACTGAAAGTAGCGGTCTGTGCGATGTTAGACTTATCCGCCACTAACGCATTCATCTTCAAACTTGATTGAGTTAGTCTCATGGTTTCACCTATTTACCTTGTAGATGCGGCTGGATTGGCGCAGAGCCGCCGTCGCCTTCCTGATGTAAGCGACAATCAGTAGTCGCGCCCCATTGCGCAACTCTTGGATTGCTGTATCCATGCTGTAATCGGCGGATAGGATTCCGCTCAAATTCAGTTGCGGAGGTTGAGTGCCGTCCATCCTATGTCGCGTGACCACACCGGCGATGCTCAGTTTCAGTGATGCCGCCTTTAAGATGCTGTCCGAGCCGGGGGGCGTAAGTCCCGCTTCATACAGGCAGGCATCTATCTCGCTGTCCGCCTGAACGATGATCTCGTCGAGTTCATTCACGGTGAGTTCGCTGCCGGTCAGGTTCACCAATTCAGGATATATGCAATATGCCATCCTATCCTCCATGCGTTACTATATCTGCGACCGCGATAAGCAATCCGCCCCAGCCAGCGACCGCACTGATGACCAGAGCATAGATGATGTATTTGTCCTGCTTGCGGGAATCCTTCTTCGCGATAAGATTTTCCAAGCTTTGGATGCGGTTGTCATGTATCCCCAATATGGTCGTGTGCATGGTGATGGCTCCGACGACCACATTCAGGGCCTGCACGTCCTTATAGAGTGAGACCAGTATCTCCCGGTCGCTCATCTCCTTGAACTCGTCGCCGAAGCCCATATCCATCACCTTACTTCAGTGTCAATGGCTGTGCCGGTGCGCTCGCGCGCAGGTAGATGTTCACTACTGCTACTGCGACGCCCACATAGGTCGCCACTATCTCAGGGGACACCCCGAAGAAGTAAGCGCCCGATATTCCAAGCGCAAAGGCGTTCGCCCAGAACATCTTGCTCATATACCACGGCTTACCTTCCGCCTTTATCTCGACACCATTGGCGATCAGTTCATCCGCCATCGCATCGAGCTTTGCCATCATCGCGTCGTATTCCTTGGATTTGGCGTCTATCTCTTCCAATGAAAGTTCTCCCATATTCATTCACCTCCGTCCCCGCACTCCTTGCGAGCGCGTATATCAATGGTTTTGGTGGAGCCGGTGAAGGGGTCGATGGGCTGGCTTTGTATCTTGAACGTGTCGGGGTTCTCCTTGCCATACCCCATATCGGAAGGTATCTCTGCCCAGACTATCTCCTCAGCCGTGAGTAGGTCCCTATCCCGCACCCCGAGCGCGAACTTCTCGTGAAACTCCTTCGTAAGATACTTGCCCGTCCCGTTCTTCGTCAGCACCGACTCCACCTCTTAATTCAAATGGGTTTAATGGAGGATCTTGCACGTCGCGAGAGCCACGAAAGGCTTGGCATCCATCCTCATGGATATGGCCATACCCTGCAAGTCATGGACCGGGTCGTCATATTGCTTGACGGTCAGTGGCCGAGCCACCGCTATCCCACCAGCTCTGGACGAATCAACGACCATCGCGCCAATCTCGTCGTCCGCGTCGTAGTCCCACGTGTAAGTCCCGCCCGCAACGTCTGCCACGCCGCAAGTGAACCATTTAAGTCCCAGATAGCCCTGCGGGACGAGCGCATCGCCCACTCCGACCGATTGCCCTGGGAAGAAGTTACCGGGCGTCAGGTCCTGAAGGCACATCGCCTCCATTTCCGGGTGCATGACGATGGCATCCGGCATGAAGCCCTGCCCGCGCAGTTCCGCTATGGCCGCTGCCACTGCCTTCACGCCCTGGTTGGCGTTCAAGGTATCGAAGCTCGATGTGGTCTGCTCCAGCATGGCGTTGTTGATGACCTGCTCGCACTTGTTCAGAACGCTCTTTGCGGCGAACTTGATTTCTTCCTCGATCGCATTTACAATGGCGTCCTCGACCATCTCGTTGGATATCTTCGGGCTTTGCGCGTACTTCTTTATCGCGAATATTGCCGCGCCGTAGTCCTGCGTCCGGTTCGGTATCTCCGCCGCCTCAGGCACTTCGACCGCGTACATTCCAGTTTCGCCATAGGCGTGGATGTAAGCGTTGCCCTTGATGTTGTAGACCGGGAGCACCTTGAACCAGCATTTCTGTTGGTTCGCACCCTCGGCCACGACGTTCGCGACCTCGGTCTGCACCAGTCCGGTCGTCTCTATCGCTTCGGTCAAGAGCAGTTCGCGCTTGATCGTCTTGAATTCTCCGTCCTGTACATAGGACATCTCTTTAGGCAGGGTCGATACTATCTCGGCCCGCCTGCGTCCTTCGGCCCCAAAGGCCAATTCTAGCATTTTTGTCAGTTGTGACATTGTTCTCTTTCTCCTTACGCATCGTTAGCGGTCGTGTGATATCCGCACGATATCATCATTCGACCATACCCGCTCGCGGCGATATCGTCCAATGCTATGCCCACCTTTTCGACCATTACTGGCACAGCACCGCCGGTCGTCATCGCGCATGCGTCCACATATCCACCGACCGCGTTCGTGGTCGTTCCGAGCAGGTCGCCCGCGTCGATGGTCGTCGCGTTGTCCGTGTTGGCCACATATACCACGCAACCATCCATCGCAACCGCGACCAATACACCCACGCCAGCGTCATATAATGCGACGCCGATCGCGCCCACGGTCGATGCCTTCACCGACTTGTTTATGGCGTTGCTCACGCCGGTCCCATGATAGGCGACCACTTGGCCCGCCTTTACTGCGGTCGTCGCTGTGAACAGCGCGATGTTGTCGCCCGAATACAGGATGTTGCGCATGGCAACCCATGTTCCAATTGCTCCCATTTTCTTCTCCCTCCTCAGGCGTTGTTGGCTGAGGTGAATGTCCCACAGCTAACGAGCATTCTCCCGATACCGCCGCCGACGGTCGCGCCATCCGTGATATCAAGCATGATACCCACCTGATACTTCACCACAAGCACGACGCCAGCATCCATTAGGGCGACCGCACTAACGGTTCCCCCGATGGCATTGGCGTTATCCTCGACGATATCACCGGCATCCAATACCGCCGTATCGTCTGCATTCACTACGTTCACGATGCACCCGTCCATCGCGACGGATACCACACTGGCCGCCGCCGCATCATGCAAAGCCACGCCGATCGGCTGACCGGAGGTTGCCTTGATGGCCGGGATGACGGACATACTAAGGCCGTTTGCCGCGAACGCCACGACCATTCCCGCCTTGATGGTGGATGTTGCCGTGAATTCCCCGATGTTGTCCCCTTCGCAGAGGACGTTCCTTATTGTCGGAAATGTTCCCAAATCTGCCATTTGTATCGTCCTCCTCAGGCGGTCTGGGGCGCGGTCATCCGTCCGCACTTGACCAGCATTCTTCCGGTTTCGCTCCTCAGTATCTTGTCGATGGCGATGCCTACGGTATATTTGACGGTGGCAACTGCGCCGCCTCCAGCCGTGCTAGTGACCGCCGCCATTGAAACGCATCCTGGCGCGGTGGCGTTGTCATTATCCTCCAGGATATGCCCCGAGTCGATGTCCACGTCGCTCTCGGCATTCGCCACATAAACGATGCACCCATTACAGGCCACCGTTACCATTTTGCCAGCCGCCGCACCGTAAAGCGCAACCCCAATAGGTTGCCCCGATGTTGCTTTGATCGCGGGGATCACCGCTCCACTAACCCCGGTCGCCGCGAAGGCTACCACTTGGCCCGCTGTGACCGCCGTTGTCGCGGTGAACTTATGGATGTTCTTGCCTGCCCATAATACGTTCCTGATGGTTGGGAACGCTGCTATGTCTGCCATTTGTTCACCTTCACCTTATGACTATTTCCTTGCTCGTGATGTTTGGCAGCTTTGCCGCCAATTCCATCTTATCGAGTTCCAGTCCCCTGTCAACCTTGGGGTCTATCGGCCCAAGTGTCTTCGGGTCAGGAGCATTCTCCATTTTCTTCAGCCTCTCTTCATAGGTCGCCAGCGTCTTGAGTAATTCAGCATTCGCGCCCTCGACCTTGACAGAGAGCCCACTCAGCTCTTCGGGCTTTACGGCTGGGGCGAGGGCAGCGAAACGCTTGTCCAGCTCTCCCATAATATCAGCCTTCAGTCCGGCGAGCATCGTTTCCAGCTCCGCCTTTTCCATAACCTCTTTCTCCTCAGAAGGTCCGCCTTCCTCGTTGTTCTTGATATGGCACTTGTCACAGGCCCCTCGGTCCACGCTCGCCACGCCCGAGAACTCGACATATTTCGCGTTATAGCATTTGTTCGTGGCGTCCCATTCGTCGATGGTCCCGAGCTCCGCCGATACGTTGTCGGCATATCCCCGCTTCACCATCTCCGCGTGGTCCCTGGACTTCGTAGTTGCCAGATGCAAGAAAACGTCTCCCATCACCGCGCCGTTCTCATAACGGGGCGTGCGAACCTCCCCGACCTTCTCGTCGATCGAGCGCGGCGACCCCCCCTGATGCCTCAACCAATAACCGTTAGCCTTCCAGTTGCCAGCGTGTTCCTTCAGGACTTCCGCCGAGTAGTGGCAAGGCGTTTGCGCATAGCTGTCGGTCCAAGTGCCTTCAGCGAGGATAGTTATATTCTTAATTAGGAATCCGCCATCCACTTCAACGAACTTTGGATCCTTCAGTTCGATATTGAGCATTCTAGTGATGAGTTTCTTTTCTGGCTTCTCCATGCTTTTGCCCTCCTGCGCGGCCGCGTGTGCGATGGCAAAGGCGCATCCCTCGCGGTCCTTGCGGTCCTTGCACGTCTTAGAATAAGCGGCATTGAAGGCCGCCACGAAGATGCCCTGTTGATGCGAATCGTATTTGTCCTTGATCGCCTGCGGCAGTTCGTCCTTGGAAGCGTAAGGCATCAGGCCGCCTCCTCGATGACTGGAAGTAATGTGCATCTGCACTGCGGATGAAGCGGGCAATCCGGCTCTGCTCCTAACGCGAACCTCTGCCCATCGAGCGGCTCGCATTGGCTGCACAACCTCTCGTCGTGCGCCGTGAGCCATTCCACCGATTCAATTCCGTTCTTCCTGAAGGTGTTTTTCGCGGTGGTATTGTAAGCGTAAAGCGTCTCGGTCCTGGCAATTACTCTTGCCCTCTCGATGCCCATGTCGGAAACGGAATCGATACGGTTGGCAAGTTTGGTTATTCCTTCGCCCCTCGCTATGCCGTCCGTGAGTTCCTTCGTTATCTCCTTGCCCATGTCGTCCGTGAGGCCTTTGAGCGAGCCGATGTTGCGTTCGATGAGGGCTTCACCTATTGCCCTCTCTGCGGGATTGAAACCCGTACCTGCGGTGATGCCTACCGTCTTAAGGAGTTGCTCGGCGCGGATCTTGGCCACCGCCTGAACCGCGACGACTTGCTGCCTAGCCCTGCCCGACGCGGGCGCGAGAACTTTGTTGGTTAGAACGAAACGTATCTTAGTATTGATGGATGTGAAATCGACCTTCGCCGGTTCTACTTCTAACTGTTTAGATGAGGTGAGAGCGAACCTCAGGTCGTCCTTCGCCCCTTTGAGTATTGTAACTAGGTCGTTCTCGTATGCCTTGACCAACCGCTTGGTCATCGTCGGGTCACGCCTGAGCGTCGCGGATACCTTCACTTAACGCCCCCCAGCGGCATCTCCTCCGGTTGAAGTTGGTCCTTCGGCGGCGCTATGATTGTCGGCGGTATCGGAGGCGGTACTGGCTCGTCCACTTTGTTCAGTGGGTTATCCGGGTCATCTTCCGCTATCTCTATGTCCAAGTATTCCTGTACCCAAGTAGGCGTCATCACTAGCCACGGGTCGGCCGGATAAATGCTCGCTATCTTCGCGATGTATTCCGCTTTCTTCACGTTGTCGTCGGGCGATACGTCATTGAACGCCATCCAGACCGCGCCTGGCCTGCCGGTCAATACATCGAATATCTGGTTACCCATAGCCCGAGCGAACCTTGATTGAAATGAACCGATCTTA